TGGAAACGGTCGGCCAGATCGAGCAGCACCGCATCGGTCGCGCGCAGCGTGCCGTCCTGGTTCTTGAACTCCACGCCCAGCGCTTTGAGGCGCCGGGCGGACTCCTCCGAGCCCGTGGCCGCCTCGAACATCGTGGTGGCGAGCTTCTTGAGCCCGGTCTCGAAGGTCTGCGCCGAGACCCCGGACAGTTCCGCCGCCGGCACCAGGGTGGACAGAGCCTCCACCGTGATGCCCACCCGCTGCGAGAGCTTGTTCAGCGCATCGGCCGACTCCAGCGCCGACCTGACCATCGCGGCCAAGCCCGCCGCCGACAAGGCCACGCCGAGCCCGGCCAGCACGCCGTTGACCCGGCGTGCGGCGTCGGCCAGGCCGCCGAGGTTGCGCTGGATCGAGCCGAAGGCCGCGCGCGTCTCGTCGACGGCGCGGATGAGGATCTGGGCTCGCTCGGTTGCCATTAGAGTTTGTCCAATTCACGCCCGATCGCGGCAGCGAGCTTGGGCAAGGCGCCTTGCACGCCTGCTGCGAGATCGAACCGGCGCTTCAGATCCACCCGCCGCACCAACACGGCGATGGGAATCTCCTGGCCGCGCTGCAGGCGCTTGACGCCGCTGCGCTCGCGCTCGGCACGCTTGAAGCGTCCAAGCTGCGCGGCGTTCTCGCGGATGTTCTCGGCCATCAGCAGCACGCGGCCGTTCTTCTCGACGAAGAAGGCGTTGCCCGAGCGCATCAGGCCGTCGATGACCTGACGGAAGCGCTTGGGGCCGATCCGTCCCGGCAGCAGCGGGATCAGCATCCGGCCCGCCACCGTGCCGCCGCGTTCGTGGATACCCAGCCAGGGGATGCGGCTGCCCACCCACAGCGCGGGCAGGCGATCGGGTTTCTTGTCGAACACCTTGGCCTGCAGCGAGGCGACGAAGCTCGCGCGCCGGACCTGGAAGGCGCTGCGCATCTGGGCGCGGGCGGCCTCGCGCACCTCGCGGCCGCCTGCAGCCATCCCTTTGGCGACGGCGGCATGGATCGCCCGCCGACGCTCCGCGCTCCAGGCCGAGAGCCGCCTCGGATCGAGCAGTCCGGAGGTGGCCAGCGTCAGTTTCATGGCCTCACGTCCTCCCACAACTCGCGCTGTAGACGCTCGATGGCCGCCCGGTCGCCCTGGGCCGCCACCGCATGCAGGGCCAGCCGCAAGGCGTTCTGCCGGCGTTCCAGCCGGCCGTGGGCGGCGAGGAAGCCTTGCGCCTGCGCGAGCGTGTAGCCCATCACCTCGGCATGACGGTGGCCGGCGGCGACGAGCCGGGCGACGGCATCGTCCCAGCCGAGAGGATCGGCGCCAGCCGCTCGCCCACCTGCGCGATGCTCGGCGCCACCCGCCGCACGAAAAAATCCGCGTTCACCTCGAACACGGCACAGGCCAAGGTGACGGCCTCGTCGAGCGCCAGCCCCTCGATCCAGGCGCGCTCGCGCCGGGTGGCGAGCGCGAGCAGCTCCAGCACCGCCTCGCCGTGCCGGGCGAGCAGCGCGAGCCAATCCGGCTCGGCCGAGAGATCGGCGGCGATGGGCCGCACCGCGGCGAGGATCCGGGGCAACTCGCCCAGCCGGATCGGCGTGAGTTCCAGCGCGGTGCCGGCCACCGTGACCACCTGGGGCACGGGCGGGAAGGTCTGGAAGTCGGTATTGCTATCGGTCATCGCCATCCCCTTACAAGAGCACCAGGCGGCCGAACTGGCCCAGTTCGCCGTCGGCGGGCTTGGAGAGATCCGCCAGCACCTGGCCGGAGAGTTCGAACTTCAGCAGTTCGTCGGTGATGATCGAAAGCTCCTTGGCCGGGTTGATGGCCACGCGATAGAGGTCGATCACCACCTCGCGGTTGGCGTCGGCGGTGTTCAGGCCCTCGAAGCGGATCCAGCGCTCGGGCAGCGGCCGGGTGAACATCGCCGTGCTCTGCGCGGCGCCGTAGGCGTAATCCACGGTGAAGGGCTCGACATAGGGGCCGCCGGTCGTGGCGTCGAGGATCAGCACCGAGCCGTGCCTGGCGTGCACCTGGACCTGCGTCGCCGGCAGGGGCTTGGGCGGGCTGCTCCCGTCCTGGATCTGCACCGCCGAGACGTTCTGGTGCGCGAGCGGATAGAGGTGGCCCGCGGTGACCGGGTTGGGCAGCGCCTCGCCCGTGACCGTGCCCGGTGCCACCGTGGTCGAGTGGCCGTAGAGGGCGAGCGCGAGGTTGCCGCTGCTGAGCTCCTCCAGCGTGCAGGCGAACTCGCCCTTCTTGGTCTTGATGAGCTGCAGGTCGGTGAGGCGCTGGCCGGACTGCGCCTCCTGGTGTTCCAGCGTCTCCACCGACAGCGACACCTTCAGTTCCGGCACGTTGCCGACGAAGGTGAGGCCGGCGGGATTGCCTGCCGAGTCGCGCGCGCCGATGTAAACGCGTCCCTGTCCAGAAAAGTAAGCCATTGCCGTGCCTCCTCAGCGATCAGCAATGGGTCCGGACAACGCGCCGTGTCGGCGCGTTGCGGCGAAGGCTAATGCCCGCGTAGCGGGCGTTAAGCGAAGCGGCCGAAGCCAGAAGTAGGCCATGGTCAGTCTCCCGTGGGGGTGGGCGTGGACGGGGCCGCGGCGGCGGGACCGTCACGGCGCGAGGGTTTGAGGGGTGCGGCCGGCGCCGGGGAGCCCGGCGTGACGGGCCGGGCCGCGCCCTGGGCGATCAGCCAGCGGGCGCTGGCCTCGGGCAGGTCCAGCCGCGCACCAGCGCTCAAGCGCCGACCGGCGTGGGTGTGGGCTTGGAGCAGTTCGATGTGCATTGGATGGGTCATCCCGTGGTCGTGAGGTCGGTCAGCGTGGTGCGGTAGCGGATCTCGTAGCGCGCCGGCAGCGTCACCGTGCCGGCATCGAGGTCGTCGGCGTCCCAGTCGGCGTCGAGCTCGCGCACGGCGAGCGCCAGGCCGCCCAGGTTCGGGTCCGCGAGCACGGCGGCGTGGGCGGCGACGACCAGCCGGTCGGCCGCGTCGAAGGCGTCCGCGCCGCGCGCGAGCGCGACCAGGCGCACGGTGAGCGCCCGGTCCGCCAGCCGGTTGGCGTGCGCGGTGAGGGCGTCGCCCTCGACGAAGACGAGCAACACAGGGCCGGCCTCGCGGGGCAGCGGTGTCGCCGGCTGGCGCAGCACGGGTGCCGGGGCCAGGGCCGCCCTGAGCCGATCGATCAGGATGCGCAGCAGGCGCTCGCGCACCGAGTTCATGGCAGCCTCGCGAGCCTGGCCCGGCACTCGCGGCCGTCGCCGAAGGCGCTGACCTCGCGCACGCGGTAGGGCTCGCCGGCGATGGTGACCACGTCGCCCGGGGCGAGCGCCAGGCGCGAGGCCGCGTACTCGATCTCGAAGTCGCGCGAGAGCGCCAGGCCGTCGAGCACCGTCTCGTCCGGCGCACGGAACGCGCAGTGCACGGTGGCGGCGCCCACCACGACGGGCGTCAAGAGTCCCGCGCGCTCGGCGGCGTCGTACAGATCCTCCACACGGACCATCGGACAGGCACCGTCAGACGGTGAGCTTGACCAGCACACCCGGCCGGTGGCACATCGGCAGCGGGTTGCTCTGGGTGTGCAGATCGGTGCCGCGGTCGAACTTGCGCGGCTCCTGCTTGGCGTAGAGCGGCTGGCCCAGGGTGTTCACGGTCTCGTTGAAGTCGGCCGGGGCGAAGTAAGTGGCGAAGGTGTCCACCGTCCCCAGCGGAAAGGCGTGGGCCTCGCCCGCGGCGATGAAGCGGCGCGCGTTGCCGTGGGCGTCGGTGGCCTGGCCGCGGTACTCCTCGAAGGTGATGCCGGCGAAGACGAAGCCCGCGCGCACGTCGTTGATCAGGATCGCGCCCTGTTGCCACTGCGCGTAGGCCTCCTTGACCGACTTGTGGCCGGTGAGCTGACGGAAGAACTCGGGCGAACAGAGGACATGCACGCCGGTCATGAACTCGCCCTTCAGGTTCTCCTCGATGTGGGCCAGCACCTCGTAGCAGTGGCCCTTGACGTCGCTCGCGGCATTGGCCAGATCGAAGGCGATGGTGGTGGGCCTGAGATCGAACTCGTCGAACAGGTCGTAGATCGTGCTGCCGTCGGCGTCCAGGATCTGGCCCTTGAGTGCGCCCATACGCAGGTGTTCGAGGGTGATCGCGTGCTTGTTGCGCATGGTCTCCAGATGCCGTGCCAGCACGCCCGCGACGGCCTCAACTTCCGTCTCCGAGCCGAAGGCTCGGAGGCCCTGGACCTCCTCGGGCAGCACCACGTCGTCGTGCGGGATGTGCGGGATGACGAAGGACCGCAGCCGGCGCTGGCCGCGTTCGCCCACCGTGCCCGGCGAGCCGGGCGGCCGGGTGGGCAGCAGGTTCAGGCGCCCGGCGTACTCCTCGATGACGACCTGGCGCGTGCGCACGGGCTTGGCCGGAAACAGGTTCAAGGCTTCCAGCCGCCCGTAGCGGTTGGGGATGAGGTTGATGGCGGCGGTCAGGCTCGCCATCGAGAAGCCGGGGGAATCGAAGGGGTTGAGCATCGGGAGACTCCAGAAACGACGAACCCGCCGAATGGCGGGTCGTCCGAGGTGTGGGGAGGGGCGGAATCAGGCGCTGTCGCGCACCACGATGCCGCGCGCTTCGAGCTGAGCGATCGCAGCGAGCTGCTGCGCGGTGGTGATCCCCGCGGGCCAGACCAGTGCGTTTCGCGCGACGATGGCGTGGCGGGCGATCAGGATCGCGTCCTCCCGGTCGATCAGCGTCGCATCCACGGCCAGCGCGAGCACGCCCACGGCGACTTCGCTGCCGTCGCCGGCCGCGGGGTCGAGGGCCTTGAGCTTGCCGGTGGCCGTCTCGCGGCCGACCACGGCGCCGAGCGGCAGGTTCTGCCCGGCGGCCACGGTCGCCTGCTCGCGCGAATACAGGTTCGGCGCCTCGTACTTCAGCAGGTCGCCGAGGTTGGGGGCTTGGGTGAGCGTGGGCATGGTTCACTCCCGGGTCACGAGTTTCTTCACGGCGGCGACCACGGGCGAGGCGGCCGGATCGGCGCCGTGGGCGGCCCAGTCCTGGGGCGCGTGGGTCGAGCGCACGGCCGACTCCATGCTGTGGGCGGCGCGCGCCTCGATCAGGGCGCGGCGCACCTCGGCTTCGGTGCGGCCGGCGGCGATGAACTCGGCGGCACGCTCGGGGCAGCCGGCGAGCAGACACAGTTCCGCGATCGCTTGCGCGGACTGCGCCACTTCGCGGCGGGCCTCGGCCACCAGGGCGGCGGCCTCATCCACACCGAGCGTTTCGGACGGGGTATCGGTCATGGTGGGGGTTCCTCGCAGTAAGGTCGCCTTCCCGGTCGTGGCTTGGCGCGGCGGGGAAGACGGACGCCGCGTGGCCGCAAGATGTCGGTCGAACTCGGCGAGCACCGCGGCCAGCGTCGCCACCCCGTCGGCCAGCCCGGCTCGAGCAGCCTGCGGGCCGAAGAAGAGCGCGGCCTCGGTCGCGCGCACCGCGTCCTCGGGCAGGCCGCGCATCGCCGCCACGTGCGCGACGAAGAGCGTGTGGAGCCGGTCCACCTCGGCCTGGAGCGCCGCGCGGGCGGCGTCCGCAAGCGGCTCGTGCGGCGAGTAGTCGTTCTTGCGCTCGCCCGCGGTGACCGCGGTGTAGCGGTAGCCGTCTTGGGCGTCCTTGACCGACTGGTCGACGTGCAGCGCGATCACGCCGATCGAGCCCACGCCGCCGGTCTCGGTGACGAAGAGCCGCTCGGCGGCGCAACCGATGGCGTAAGCCGCGGAGAAGGCGGCGTCGTTGGCCACGGCCCAGACGGGCTTCACGGCCGCCGCCTCGCGCACGCGGCGGGCGAGTTCGAAGCAGCCGCCGGTCTCGCCGCCGGGCGAGTCGATGTCGAGCACGATGCCGGCGACCAGAGGGTCGCCAAGGGCCGCCTCCAGCCGCGCGCCGATCTCGGCGTAGCTCGTCAGGCCCGAGGCCGCCTCCAGCCCCAGGGTGCGCTTGACCAGGGTGCCGTGGATCGGCAGGACGGCGATCGAGCTTGACGCAGACGCCGCAGGGTTCGGGGCCCTCGGCAGCGGCGGCGCGAGTTCGACGTCCGGCGCGGCCAGATGCAGGCGCTCGGAGAGCACCGCGAGGATCAGGTCGAGCTTGGCGCGCTGGACGAGCAAGGGCGTGCCAAAGAGCCGGGAGGCGAGATGGGGCAGCATCGGTGTCAGTCCTGGAGTTCGGTGTCGGGCGCAGGTGTCGGCACCGGCCTCGATGCTTGGTCGTGCCGCGGATCCGAGTCGAAGACCAGCCCCAGTTCATCGGCGCGCCGGTTGTCCGCGGCGATCTCGCGGTCGATGTCCTCGGCGTCGTAGCCGTAGGCCGAGATCGCCTCCGAGCGGCTCATGAGCCCGGCGCGGATCGCGAGCTTCAGCGCGTTGAACTCCTTCAAGGGATCGACCCACTGCCAGCCCTGCGGGATCCACTTGGCGGCCTGGTACGCGCGCCGGCGGCGGGCGTAGCCGGGCAGGCTCAGCGCCCCTTCGAGCACCGCCTGCTCCATCCAGGCCCGCCACACCGGGCGGCACAGCTGGTGCACGATCACCCCGTGCTGGATGGCCTCGCAACGGCGGCGGAACTCCAGCAGCCCCGCGCGGATGCTGGAGTAGTTCACCTGCGTGAGATCACCGGTGAGCATCTCGTAGGTGATGCCCATGGCGGCGGCCACCGCCCGGAACTGCTGGCGCATGAACTCGCCGTAGCTCGATCCCACATCCGCCGGCGCCGAGAACTTGATGTCCTCGCCGGGCTCCAGGATCTGCAAGGTGCCGGGTTCCAGCCCGGCGAGCGCCGCGCCCTGGGCGTCCGGCAGCCCTTCGCCCATCAGGCTGTCCTCGGGCGCGAGCCGCGTGATGAAGCCGGCGAACATCGCCGCGGTCTTCTTGCGCACCAGTTCCGCGTCGTCGTACTGGTCGAGTTCGTGCAGCTTCACCAGGGCCCGCGCAAGCCACGGCTCGCCGCGGATCTGTCCCGGGCGCAGCGGGCGGAACAGGTGGATGACCTCGTCCGCCGGCACGCGCACGGTCTCCATGCCGCCCGTGCCGGACATCGGCGCCAGACTCCCGTCCCCGGGGTGCGAGCGGGTGAGGTGATAGGCCACCCGCCGCCCGAGCCGGTCGAACTCGATGCCGGCGCGGATGACGTGACCCGAGGGCAGGTCGCGGTTGAGCGTCGTCGGCAGGTGTTCGGGCTCCAGCACCTGCAGCTGCAGGCCCACCGGCAGACCGTCCTCCGGGCGGCGCCAGCGCAGGCGCACCAGCGCCTCGCCGCCTTCGAGCATCGCGCGGCAGGCGAGCGCCTGCAGGCCGTAGAAGTCGGTGAGTCCTGCGGCGTCGGCCTCCTCCACCCAGTCCCACCACAGCGCGTGGATGGCTTCGCGCACGGCCGCATCAGTCACCATGCTCTGCGGCTTGATGCCGGTGCCGATGGCGTTGGCCACGAAGGCCTCGATGCCCGCGGCGGCCCAGGCGTTGCGCCGGGCGAGATCGCGGCTCTTGGCGCGCAGTTCGTTCTGCGTGAAAGCCAGCGCCGCGACCGCCCCGGGATTGCCGACCTGCCAGGCGACGGCCCTACGGCCGCCGCCCACGCCGTCGTAGGTCGGGCTCGCACCGAAGATGCGGCGCTTGAGACCGCTCCACCAGCTCACGCGTAGCTCCACAGGGTCGGACGCGGACGGTCCGTCGTGGCGTCCAAGTCGTCCAGATGGATGAAACGCCGCAGTCCCCGCTGCTGCACCCCGATGCCGGTAAAGCCGTGGGCCACCGCGAGCACGACGAGATCGAGGGCATCGCGACCGTGCACGGCCACGTCGCAGGCCCGCCCCAGGGTGTGGGCGCCGCTGCTCGTCTTGGCCGCCTCGGCCGGGTGGGTCGGATCGCGGTAACCGCTGGTGATCACCATCGAGCGGCCATAGGCGCTGCGCAGCCGCTGCAGCCGCTCCATAAACCCCGGATCCATGCGCAGCCGCCCAGTGTGCCGGCAGCGAAACTCCTCGGGACGAAAGTTGGGATAGCGGCGCCAGTCGAGCGCGCTTTGCGTCGTCTCACGCATGATGAACCCTCAGGTCGCTTTGCGGGTATGAATCCGGATCTGCCGCGGCGCGCTGGGCCACAGCCCCGTGGCCACGGCCTGTTCGTGCAGGTCACGCTTGACCGCCCGGATGGCGGCTTGCAACTCCTCGATCGAGCGGTACTCGACCGTCTTGTCGCCGAAGCTCACGCGCTTCTCGCCCTTGGCGAGCGCGGCTTGCAGGGCCTCGAGATGGGCTTCGGTGTAGGCCATCAGCGGTAGACCACGAGGTTGATTTCGGTGGAATCGGCGAACGACGCCGCGGTGGTCGCGCAGCCCACATCGACGTGCGTCGGCGTCTTCTCGTCGGCGGTCGCGCGCACGATCAGCAGCCGCTGCGTGCCGCTGTTGGTGCTGCTGCGGGCCACGCCCACCCAGGCATAGTTCGCGTCCGGCAGCGGGCTGGCGAAGTGCACGCGGTAGCGCCCTGCGGCCAGCCGCGTGACCGAGGCGACGTTGTGCGCAGCGCGCACGACGACCTGGTTGCCGACATAGCCGAAACACACCCAGGCCCGCGCCAGACCCGGGTGGTCGGCGCCGACCTTGACCTTGACCTCCCGCCCGATGCGGCCGGCCAAGGCGCCGATGCGCGAGGCCAGACTCATCAGAGCAGCGCCCCTTCGAAGATCGCGACGAAGTCGGTGTCGGTGTCGCCCACGTCGGCCGCGGCCACGGCGCCGATGTTGCTGCGCGCCTGGGCGGCTTCAGCGGCGGTGAGGGTCTGCGCGGCGTCGAAGCGCACGCGGTGGTTCACCGCAGTGAGCAAGGCGTCCAGGCCGCTGGTGCCGTCCTGCAGCAGCTGCTGGATCTCCAGCAGCGTGTCGTAGGCGGCATCGGCCCCGCCCAGGATCTCGGCCTTGAGGGTGTCGAGCAGCGTGACGATCTTGCTCGACGAGTAGGTGCTGTTCGTGGCGACCTGGGCGTCGTCGATCGCCCCCGAGGCCTGCACCGCGGCCTTCAGTTCGTTGATGGCCGCCACCAGGCTGGACTTGTCGGTGGTGGTGAGGTTGGCGAGATTGCCGGCCTTGGCGCGGACGTCGTTGAACTCCTGCGCGACGCGCAGGACGAGGCTTTCGATGCGGGTGGCCAGGGACATGGGTTCTCCTTCGGGGTTCGGGACGGCCGGCGTGGATCAGCGCAGCCAGGGGCTGCGGATGACACGCCGGCCGGGGTGGCGGTTCGTAGAAGTAGCGAGGCCACCGCTGGGGGTGGCCTCGGAAGGTCGTTCGATTAGCGACTCGGGCTCGCCGGCCGGCGGCAGCCCCAGTTGCCGCTCCAGTTCGCGCCAATGGCGCTCCTCGAAACGGTCCAGCCCCGCGGCACTGGCCGCGGCGCGGGCGTAGACGTAGCAGTCCAGCGCTTCGTTGCGCTCACGCACCTTCTGCCACTCCCGCACCGGAAAGCCATTCCTGTCGCGGCGGGTGATCAGTTGCTCGGCGCAGAGCTGCTGGATGAACTCGGCGTCGATCTTGGGCAGGTGGACGAAACCGGCCGGGTAGGTCACCGTCACGCCGTCGTCGGCCACCTCCGCGCTCTGGCGCAGGTGGTTGTAGAACTCGAGTTTGGCGAGCCCCACCGCGACCGCATACACCTTGATGCCCCGGCGCAGCTTCTTGCCCGCCTGCGAGACATCGACCGCCGTCGGTGTGCCGATCAGGGCTGCGCCCCCCATCGAACCCGTCCGCACGCCCTTGACCGCCATCACCCGCGCGTCGCGGCAGGCGCGCACGAAGGCGTAGGCCTCCTGTGTCGCAAAGCCGGTGTCCAGCGCCAAGCGGGCCAGCGGCATGGCCGCGCCCGAGGCATGGGTCCAGGTCTCGGCGAGCATCCCGCCCAGCGCCTTCCACACCGCATCCCGTGCGGTGTCGCCCATCAGCACCCGGTGCTCGATGAGCCAGGCCTCCTTGCCGCGCCCGAAGGCCCAGACCGAGACCTCGATGCGGTCCTTCTGCACGTCGGCGCCGGCGGTGAGCAGCAGGCCGCCTGCGGGAATGGTGCCGATGGCATAGTCCTCGCGGCGCTCCAGCAGGCGTTGCCAGTCGGGCGCTTCACCCTCCTCGACCCAGGTCTCGCCGAGCTCGGTGTTCTTGAAGGTCTTGATCGCGGCGCTCGATCCGGTTTCCTTGCTCACGGCGGCTTCCCACGCGGCGGCGATCTCGCGCCAGGCGCGCCAGCCCAGCGGGCTGTACAGCGACGACAGATGAAACCCCGCCGTCTTGCCCGAGCCTTCCGCCGTCGCGCGCCACTCGCCGTGCTCCAGCATCCAGGTCTTGTGGTGCTCGGCGATC